ATAGTTAGTACCAAATAGCTCAATGTTTATTACAGAGGTAGCCGTGCCAAATAGGTGGCCAGAAGAATCAATGGTGATTTTAATTAGTTTGTCTTGACCCGTGATTACGGTGTTGTCATCTAAAACTAGCGAAGCAGTGACCATTTTAACTGGTTCTTTCATGGCCTGCTTAAATTTATCGGTTACATTTATCATGTTAAATCCTTTCCATAGGAATTAAATTCACCGTAAACGGTTTATAAAGCCCTCTCTGGCGCTCTAAGAGTTCCACTGAATAATCTGAGGCATAATAAGCACCTCTTCTGGTGCTTCCAGACATTGGGTCATAATACTCGACATTGAAAAAACCTTGGTCTAACAGCCCACAGAGTTCAGCAACGCGCTCTTTGGTTAAAACCCCACCAATTTCTAGTTCTAGCTTCGGGAATACTCCAATAAAGGTCGCAGATAGCCCACCATTGAGGTTTCGGCCAGCGTCTGAATATAACTTGGCTCGGGTGACCTTGTAGGTTTTGAGTCCTACCACTGATTTTCCGTTAATTTTTAATAAATCGCCTGAAATTATCATTTTTTCTCCAAATAAAAACGACCATGGGGAATCCCAGCACGGTCGTAGATAATTCTATTATATCAGATTTAGAACCTGAGAATCTATTTATATTATTTTACTATTTTGATATTGACAATGATATCATTTCTGATATCATAGAAGTAAGCAGGAAAACCTCTGCTAGTAGACTTAAAAAGCCGGCCACTTAGAAAATATGAACTATAAATCAAAATTTAAGGTAGTAGAATTCATCATTCATTCTGAAAAATCTAACGAATGGGAATCTATTTCAAACCTAATCGGTAACTATTTTCCTTATGAAATCTCGGAAAAAACAGAGAACTATTTACGAGTTCATGTCTTAATATACGGGAGCGAGGATGTCAAAATAATACAAACACTTGCTAAACAAATTTACGGAAAAATAATGCCGTTCGGTCACGTGAGAACGGTCATTATAGAATATTAAAACGTGAATCTATTAGTTTAATTTTCCTGCTTGATGGTCGGCAAAATCTACAATAGGTGAACTAACAATAAAAAGAGAGAGAAGGAACAATATGAAGCCTGTCGCTTTGAGAATTATGCACCCAGAATTGTATAAAAGGGTCGAAGCACTATCCAAGGAGCAAAATCTATCAATCAACATGACAATTAATATGTTGCTTGGTTTTGCTTTTAATGAAATAGATAGGCAAGGAAAGAAATTCAAACAAACAGTTGTTTTTGAATCCGAATAGTGATAATATTAAACTAAATTTTGTTTTATACACATATTTTCTATTAAATAGGTGCAGAACTGCACCTATTTTTATTTTCAAGTGTTTATCTCATAAAAAACTAGCATTCTTATTGATGCCACTTTAGCAATAAAAAAGTCCTGTACCAGTATGTGGAGTAGGCGCGTTTTAACTGGCTCGTAAACCAGGTGGTTGTTTAGACCTACGCCACATATTGACACGGGACAAAGTTGAATTGTTAAAACGTCTTATCATCGCCAACCACGGCGAATCGTACCTCCAAGAAGTATTAACTCCTCAGCAACTTTATTATAGCACATTTTACACAAGTAAATACTTTTCCACAGCATTTTTCAAAGATTACAAAGAATCACCACCTCTATGGCTTATGCCATTGATTATTTTTATGCTTATTGCATAACATGTATAGAAAAAATATTAGGTTTATGCTTGCAAACCACAGTGTTTGTTGTATATTTGAAGTAATAAACTTTAATCTTTAGGAGAGATTTTTGCATGGCGGAAGAAAAAGAGTCAAATAAAAAACCAGTCTATAAGAAGTGGTGGTTCTGGGTTATCGTGGTATTTGTGTTGATTGCTATTGGCAACCAAAATAAAGATAATAGCACTTCTACCCCAATGCACAGCTCCAAACAGGTCACTGTTATCGACTTCAAAGACATGAAATATAACGATATCGCGACATGGTGCGAACAGAACAAGGTTAATTGTGTTGAAGTTAAAGAATATTCAGACACCGTGGCTGCAGGTGGTTTTATCAAGCAATCAGTAGCTGCCAATGAATCAACGAATGAGGGTAGCACAATTAATGTAGTTTATTCTAAGGGAGTGGCTCCTACTGTTAGCCCACAGAAAGCTATTAAAAAAGCTGAAAGCTACTTGTCTTTCACTGCATTTTCTAGAGATGGACTCATCCATCAATTGAAATATGAAAAATTCCCGGAAGCTGATGCAGTTTATGCAGTTGATCACATCTCTGTCGACTGGAATGAGCAAGCAGCAAAAAAGGCGAAAAATTATCTCGACACTACATCTTTCAGTCGTGACGGTTTAATTAAACAATTGAAATATGAGAAGTTTACACAAGAGCAAGCCGAGTATGGCGTAAATAAAGTTGGACTATAATATAAAATATTTTAGTTGCGGGCGCTTTAGATATCTAGGACGCTCGCTTTTTTTAGGAACGATTGCACGTTCATGCGATCTACCCATGCCATTAAAATATTTTTCACTGTCAACTACAAGAAGTGGTTGATTAAATATCAAAAACCCCCATGTTCCTTAAGAATGTATGAGCGTTGGCACGGTCAACTACACCCTCAAAGACTTTTTCACCGTCAATATTAAGAATAAATGGCGCAGACTTCATGTCGTCGATATAATCTCCTAAGATTGAATTTTTGCGGTCAATTTTTATATCAAAATCCGGATTTATTGCAGGGCCAAAATCAAGTTTACTGTCAATCTCCTTGCTCAATTCGCTAGCAGATTTTACCATGTCGCCAAGATTAGATTCGAATCCGATGTTCATACCCTGGCTCATATAGTCACCAATACCCATAAATAAGCGAGATGGGGAATGAATACCTAAGAATTTTTTAACGCCGTCCACAGCACCAGAAAACATATTCTTCATACTATTAGCTATATTGCCAATACCAGCTTTGAGGCCGTTCCAGATATTTCGACCAATATCGCTGAATGTTTGAAACGCTCCACTGAACGCATTTACGATATCGTTCCAGCGTTCTCCAGCCCAGTTTGCAACGCCACTAAACGCGGAAGTTAAGCCGTTCCAAGCTTCACTCGCTTTAGTTTTAGCGTGATTAGCAAATTTGCCAAATTCAACCCCAGCATTTTTCGCGAGATTAGAAATATCTTCTCCAACTTTACTTAAGCTCACCCCCATTGGTCCAAAGAAACCCTGGTCGACACCAGTCATACTATCATTGTAAGTTTTCGTAATCTCTTTTGACTTCTTTTTGGTCTCACCTTCTAGTCTACTAATATCATCGACATTAGCTTTAACCATATTCCCATTTTCGTCTTTGTACTCCAAAGTCCCATTTTTAAGTGCATTGATAGCCTCCTCAGTATTTCTGTATTTTCTAGAAATGACCGCCTGTGCAATAGCATTCGCATATAATGCAGATAACTCCTCGTCTTTGGCTGCTTTGTGTGTCTCTTTGGCCTTAGTAGAATCATTCGTCGCTTTAGTTAAATTATCTTGAGACAATTTAACTTGTTCATTGGCAGAATCTAATTTTAGTCCAGCCTCATAAACAGCTTGCTGTGCTGCAGTCATATTCTGATATGATAACACCCCATTATCTACTTGAGACTTTAACGATTCGTAGGTTACACCTTTATCGCGCTCAATTTGTAATAATTCCGTCTGGGCCTGTTTTTGGTCTTTAATGGCTTGAATTTGCTGCAGTCCAGCATCCGCAGCGGCTTTTCTGGCATTACTAAGGCCCTCTTCGGCATTTTTAACCTTTTCAGTTGCATCAGAAAGTTGTGAATTGGCAGTCTTAAGTGCTTTAGCTGCGGATTCAGCTTTTCTAGTCGCACTATCTGTTTGTTCGAGAGCAGATTTAACGCTACCAAAAATAAACGCAACGCCAGCAATAATTCCAGCCCCAGCTAAAATTAGGGGATGTGCCATAATTGCTGAAAAAGCACCTAAAACAGCCGTCTTGGCTCCAACAGCCGCTGTGATTGCAGCAGCCTTAAATCCTGCAAAACCACCTCCTGCTAGTACGAAGGCTGTTTTTAGCGCGTCTAATTTCGCAGACATAGCAACCATAGCTTCAGGGGACGATAGCATTACAGAACGAAGGGTGCGTACACCAGCACTAAGGTCATCAATCGCATTTTTAGCTTTAATTGCGACCGTAAGGCCGCTGATTGCAACAGAGACACCAATGATAAATTCAGCAAGACCTTTATTATCGGCAATGTACCTCAATGAGTCACCAAGAGCATTTAATATTAAGACGATACCACCACCAGTGAAATTAGCAATAGGGATTAAAAATACATCTATAAAAGGCTTCAAATAGGCGTTCCAGATTGTAGAGATAGCTCTACCTAGGAATCTAATCGACCCCCCAAGTGCATTTAAGAAGGCAGGAAGCAACTCATTCCCAACCCAAGTAATGAATGGCTTAATCCTTTCCCAAACATCAGCAAAGATTTGTTTTGCAGGCTTAATAAATTTACTAATATCATCGCCAAATCTCTTGAACGCCTCTCCAATTTTGTCGAAATTGAAAATTTTGAGACTATCTCTTAGTTTTTCAAAAATCTCATTAACCTTATCAACCCCCTTGCCAATTCCGGAATCATCGAATCCAATGCCGGAAACATCATAACTTGGCGCGCCGCCACCCCCTCCTGAGCCTCCAGAGCCTCCAGAGCCGCCTGTATCTTGCTTAGATAGTACATTCATCTCATCAAAGCCAGCAAGCTGTTTCTGAAGCTTCTTGGCAGCTTTGGCAGTGTTTCCGATATCTTTAGTCGAACCTTGTGCAGCTTTACCAACATTTGCCATAGAATTAGCAGCTTGGCCACCAGAAGAAGCCACATTTTTTGCACCAATAGAGCCCATACCAAATAATGAGCGAATCGCATTTACTGCGGTCAATACGAGCTTAATAAAGGCCGCCACATAGTTTGAAGCGGTCAAAATAATATCTTTTACTACATTGAAGAATCCGGCAATGTTAGATTGTCCAATAGCGTCCATACAAGCAGCAATACCACGCACAATGGCATTTCTCATATTAATGAATGAGGTCGCAATACCGTTCGTAGCGCCTGCTGCTTGTTGCTCAAATGAACCTAGGCCGTTAATGCCCTCAGTATTTAGTCTCACGGCGGCACGCATGAAATCATCCATGGAAGATTTACCACTCTGAAGAGCGTCATAGAGCTGAGAAGAGTCCATATAGCCCATAGCATTAGCAATCTGCTTGAGTTGTGCTGGCATGGCTTGCATAAGGGTCTTCCAGTCTTGCATTTCTGGCTTACCCTTAGCATACGCTTGCTGTAGTTGCTCCATAGCAGAAGCTTGTAGCTGAGCGTTTGCACCGCCTGCTAGAATAGCGTTATTAAGCGCCAAATAGATAGCAGTGGAAGCCCTCAGATTGCCGTTTGTCGCGGTAAAGCGTTGTACGGCAGTAGTAGCTTCATCAAGAGTGGTAGGAATACCCTCAAGCTTCTTGGAGAGATAGTCAATGGCAGGTTGTGAATCCTTAGCTCCCACTCCAAGATTTTGCATAACACGAGGGAAATTTTTAAGCGTATCAAGGCGTTTTACGGCATCACCCGTACCTGCAGCGATTGCTGCCATAGCTTTTTGAGTAATGGCGGACACAACACCCATAACGGCACCAGTAGCGGCCGCTTTCATCCCCATATTCTTAAAACCAGCAGTAAAACCACCAGAAGCCTGTGTGGCGGCTTTTGAAATCGCACCGAGCTTTCTATTCACTCGATCGATTTCTTGCTGGAATTGCTCGGTTTGAGCCTTGATTAAGACATTGAGTTCGTCTACTGTCTGTGCCATTATTTTTTCTCCTGTTCAATCTGCGCCTTGATGTACGCCTCGAGGTCTTCTGACCTTGTAAACGCCCTGTTCGACCCCTCTTTCGCCATAAATGGGTCTTTCGGGTAATACTTAGCATGAAATGCATATCTCACGTAATTCCCGAGGGCGTGGTTCATTTTGTCCTGCTCTACAATTCTGTCTTTATAACCAGCTAGACAGTTCTGAAATTGTCCGATAGTTAATTCCCAGAACTCCGCAGGATGAAGACCTATCTGAAAAGCTAGGCGTTCTTTGTCTTGCCAGAATTCTCGGAAGCAGTTAAAGCTTCGTCCATAGCCTTTGTCATCTCCGCCCTGATTGTCTTCGAAGTCACTGTTTTTCCTAAAAAACCCGCGTCTGCGATTCCAGACATTACTTCAACCATGGCCTTGTCGACCCCCTGCTTAAATAGTTCATCAAATTCATCTTGTGAGCCACCACCGGCAATAAATAAGAAAAGTAAAGCAGAAACGGAAGGCGTAGAATTGAGTTTAGAGAGAGCATCAAAAAAACTTTCACCCATTTCTTTTTCAGCTTTAGCGATATTAGAAGCTTTGTAATTAAGTTGAACCATGATTTTATAACCTCGATTAAATAATTTCTGATGTGGGATTTACCCCTCCCACTAGGGTTTTAATTAAGCGACCTTGCTAAATACTGGTTTGCCAGTAAGACGGAGGGTGAGCTTATAGCCATCAATACCGTCGGTGGTCTTTTCGCCGTAGGTAAAGCTCTTCACAAAGGCTTTGTAAGCGATTTTGAGCTTAGCTGGGGTTAAGATTTCCCAGTCGCGCACCATACCGCTATCGAATAATGCACGGAGCTTAATAACTTGTGATTCGTCTTTAATAAGTGCTTCGATGTCTTGTGAACCCCAGTCGGCAGCACCAGAAAGGAATTCTTTTCCGTCCACGCTATCGAGTGTAGTCACATCGATTTCTTCTTTTTCACCGGTAATTTCACCGATAGATTTCAACGCCTCAAGAACTAGGTTAGTTGGTTCTGCACCTGCTTTTATGAGGGTGAGGGTGGTTCCCATAGTCTGTGATTTAGCCATGGTTTTTTCTCCTATTTGAATTTCACTGCTCGAAAACGGCAGTTAGTGTGGAATAATGCACCTTCTGGACTTGGCACATCAACCACGTAGGTTAGTCGATAATTAATCGTTCTCATCTTAGCCTCGACTTCACTAAGAATGCGGGAGAGGTCAGTACTTTTGTTAGCGAAAATATCAATTACAATCTCAATATCTTGCTTGGCAATTTCATTACTCAGAGTGTATTCGGGTGAATTCTCGCCAACATAAAAGGTAATTGCTGGAACTTTCGTAAAAATTGCTTGAGTACCCTGTTGGCAGGAATACCCCAAACTTTTTAATGCCTTGTAAACTTCTTCTTTCGGTTGGAACATATTAACCCTTAATACTTTCTGAAACTGCTTGGCTTATAATCTGCTTGATATTGAGCTTGGCTTCCTTAAGGCCTCGGTACATCGGAGCTTTAGCTGCGAAGCCGTTAGTCTTGATAAACTTCAGTCCATCGTTAGTTTCTTTCGGGTAAACCCAAGGTGTCATGCGATAGGTAAATCCTTCCGCTTTCGGGTGGGTTCCTACCGCCTTTCTGCCAACACCGTATTCGACATAAATCGCGTATTCCATGTTATTGCGCACACCGCCAATGATTTCGTCACCTTGGATGTTTGCTGGAATAATATTTAATCCGCCACGTAAAGCTCCAGTGTCGACGGGAATCTTCGGCTTAGTCTTCTGTTCTAATACGGCAGAGGCCATATTTACAGCATGAACTAAGGTTTTTAGGTTTTTAGCACGGTTTAACTTAGTTTTAAGTTCAGTTAATCCAGTAATTGTTATACTTGCCATTTTACCCCCATAATCATCTTGTGAGAGTCGTATGGAAGCACGTTAGTCACTTGATAAATGACACCATTAACCTTGATTAAATCGTCTAATTTAACCTCTACGGAAGTGCTACAACTGATACTAATATCAATCTTTTCCACAAGGCCAAGCTCTGCCTGGAGTGTACCGAGCTGAGTATAATTAACATTACCCTTAAAACTCTGCACGATCGAGTCATCGACATCTTCTTCTTTAACCAGCCCACCCTCATCATCGAGTTTGTCTGTTTTGCTTAGGACATAGATGTCCTTATCATAGAAAATCTTCGAGATGAGGTCTTGGGTTGGCTTAGAGAACAACATTGGCTCTCCTGTATGGCTTTAAGATTTCCGAAACCCCTCCAAAAAGTTCGGTATCGGAAGCGGAAGCTAGGTAATTACGAGCAACATTATCGAACGTTACAGTTTGGCCATTGTCACTCAAAGACTTGACCCTCGTGTTAGTATTTGTACCGATTAGTTTATCTTTAACCTCTTCAAATAATGCAAGCACTACTCTCACGGAGATATTAACAAGTCTTTCGTCAAACACATCTTGAGGGTCAAGATTCAAATATAGAGATAAGCGGTCAGCCATCTCAGCCGCTAAAAATCCCGCAAGAGCTTCACTCTCCTCATTGTCGAGGATGTGGATAACTTGTACCTTGTCTTTTAGTGCTGAAATGAACTGATTCTTATCTAACATATTATTTTCCTTGAGTTTCTGGCTTAGCTTCAGCTACTTCCTCAGCAGGAGTTTCTACTTCTGCTTCCGGTTTTACTTCTGCTTCTTTCTTGGCTTTCTTTGGCTTAACCTCAGCCTTTAAGTCGGCTTCAGTGATTGGTTCGTAAATCTCTGGGCGAGACTCGAATTGTTCAATCACTACTTCGTTTGAAGTGGTTAAAATTGTGCCATCTGCCATTCTAAACATTTTTTCCATGTTTTTTCCTAAATTAAAGGGTTGCTACTTTGAAGATAGTGTCTGGGGTAACCGCCTTGGTACCTTCGCTGACGAAGATAGACAATGCCAAAGAGTTAGAGAGAGGCACCTTTTCAGCGTTGTACTTATTGACAATAGCGAGCTGGCCAACAGAACCCATGCGTTGGATCATGATGTCTGCAGTTTGACGGACGGTATTGATAACACGAACACCGTGGAAGAGTTCAATTGCTTCAGCTTTAGAGCCGTCGTTGCCTGGAATCTTATCAATAAGATTACGGACCTTACCGTAACCCTTAGGACTACAAGTAATTACGAGGTCAGAGCGGTCCATACCGTCAACCCAGTCATTAGAGAGGGTTTCAGCCTTAGAAATGAGCTCTTCAACTTTGTCTTCAATAGCGGTTACGGTTGGAGTGATAGTGACTGCAACAGCAGCTGCTTCAGCAACGCGGAAGAATTCTTTATCGAGGAAGGCTGCGATACGGCCGGCATGAGAAGCGGTACGACGATCTAACAGACCATTGATACCACTGAGGGTAACATCTTTGAGTTCGATTTCTTCGACGATTTCTTTATCAGTGTCGATATTGAGAATAACTTTACCGCTATTTTTAAGAGCAGTACCTTTGCTATTAGTGCGGGCGGTACCGTAGTTATTAAGTTCTGCGTCTTTGAAACGGTCGAAAATAACAGAACCACTTTCTGGGTCGCCAGAGTAGTTATTATTTTTGATGAGTGTGGATACACACTTTGCGCGAATAGCGTCAATAATAGCACCACGGATTTCAGCTAATTTATCTTTAGTAGTGCCAGTAGTTAGGATTGAAAGGGCATCTTGTGCCATTGTGATAATTCCTTGTTTTAGATAATCACGACATTGGAATCACTTCCAGAGTGTGATGGGGTCGAAGACTTATCAGTTGGGGTAGCCCCAGAAGCTTTAAGCTTAGCTTGAACGCCTTCCATGAGTTTTTCTTCCCAAAGGGTGGAGAAACTCTCGATATTCGCATTCATTTTCTCCGCATCATTATCGATTAGATAATCTGCGAAATCTGCTGGAATATTCTTCTTAGATAGCGCCAAGAGACAGTCTGATTTGCGTTCTCGCATAGTGATACTATGTAGTATCTCGTGGACTTCCTTCAACTTCTTCTGTGGTTTTACCTTTGCGCTCGTCCTCTGAGATAGCGTCGGCAACCGCCTGCTTAGTCTTCTCTTCAGACTTCTTGTTAAGCTCATTTACTCGTTTTTGAATAAGTTCGTTAACTTGGTCCTGAGTGAATTTAGGTTCCTGCTTTTCACCACTATTGACTTCTCCCGCAGTAGAATTAGTCTGGTTATTGTTAGATTCAGCACCGTTTTGGTCCATCGTCTTCCTTTCTTTTACGTTCTTAAGGATTAACTTGAGATTAAAAAACGACCAGCATAAGTGGTCGTAGGGCTTCAAAATAAAAAAAGACCAACTAAGACTTACACAAGTCGTAGATGATCTAGAGATATTATATCATATAATCTACAATCTTCTCAATGATTCCAGATTATTGATTTTATGGTATTTATTTATATCTTCGCCTGTGGCACTTTCACTAAATTCTGACGGCTTATTCGCACCATAATTTAGATTTACGACTTTTTCTTCCCATATATAAGTTGGGTCTTTTTTGCGCTTTTCCTCAAAATCTTTTCGATATTCGTTTAATGATAGAGTATTAGCCCCACCAGCAAAATCTGGGTCGTCGTTTTGGATGTCATCATCTTGCCACCCACAAACAGTACAGATGTCGTCGCCGCCATCATCTACATAACCAAGCCCACAACAGATACATTTTTTCATGAGTTTTTGCCTTTCTGACGCTCCCAATAAGTGGGACTTGTCGGTTTATAATATGTCTTAATTATACCATTTTTACGGGCTTTTGCGAATTCATTGGTCTCTGTGTTATACCTGTAAACTTCACCAGATTTATCAATAAAACCTTCTATCGCTCCACCAATTCGGGAATTAAGTATTTTTCTCGCATTCTCTACGTATTCTTTATCTGACAATCCTGGAAACTCTGGCAAGTGGTCTGAAATATGTTTTTCTTTATACCTAGGGTTAAAATCAACTGCTCTCCATCTTGGGTCTTCAGGTCCACCCTGGTTATATCTCCACTGTTTGAATGTCCATTTATCAGAAAGGTTACCCTCTCTATATTGGCGCATATAGCTCTTTGCGTCTTTCCACCAAGTCTGTAGGGCCTTATTGCCTCCAGTTAGTTTCATTTCGACAAAATGATTATACCCAATCATTTCCTTGCCAATCGCCGTCCTATATTCGTCATACTGCATGCGCCAACTTTTAACTAGAATCTTATCTATATCAATATCGCTATTGGCATATTTTAGTTTTAGAGTGTCTCTCCATTCTTCATATGTCATGTTTTTGATATAAATATTTTCACCGGTCACAGGGTCGCGAGCAATTCGTTCTTTTGGTTCATTCCTTTGGCCCAAATATGGCACCGAAACTGTTCTACATCGAGGATGAAAAGGATTAAGATTGACCCCCACCTTTGCCTCTTTAGTTTTAAAGATTTTCCCGTCCATATATTGACAGATAGCTGAAGTGCGATTATCTAGAACGGCAATAAGTTTATAATATTCAACACCTATATCTTTATAAGCCTCAATCTCTGCCTGGCCATGTATATAATTAAGCTCTGTCTGAATCAATCTATCTGCATATTTCTTCGCTACGTCGAAGCTTTCCCTTAGCTCTCTAGACATTTTATTTATGCTAGCCCCAGTAGCTATACCACTAGCTAAAATTTGCTGAACATTTTGGGCTAGAGTATCAGTATTCGCCCAAATCCTGCTAGAATAATTCCCACCTTGCCAAGAACTCGAAAGCGCCTGGTTGATAGATCTAGTATCGAGCGAATTAAAAGGTATTAATTGTCCACCAAGGGCCTGTGTGATGTCATAGCCAGCATGGTAATACGAATCATTAAAGCCACGAACAAGGCTATTATGTACGATATTATTTTCATTAACAGCTAATCGTTTGCATTCCAAGACGATCTGGTTATTAATCACATCTAGTCGAGTTGCTCGAGCCAAGTAGTTATCTGGCAGCTCATTCGCAATACCTAATCTTCTAAACTCATCTAACAAGCGTTTTATGTCACCCTGTGGAGCAATAGAATTCAAAGCAGTGCGGTCAAATTTATTTGCTCTGTAATAATTCATGAATAGTTTAGTAAAATCTCTTTCCAGAACAGACTGCGCTCGATTATAAGCTTTAATAATGTTTTGTCGGTTTCTTAAAATCTCACTTTCAGTTTTCAAAAATCTTTGAGCAGCACGCTTTTCCCAATATTTAATGTTTTTAGTCATATATCACCTTATGAGCCGAGATTTAAGCGTTATTTTTATCTGTAATCTCATTATCTAACAATGCATTGCTTAGCTGATTATCAGCTTCCTCTTTAGCAAGCTCCACGGTTTCCTTGGCATCATTTACGAATGACAACTGTGCCACAAGTGTCTCTTTGTCGACCAAACCAACAAGATTATTAATCATTTGAGACTGTTCATAATCATTTTGTGGAAGTGAACGCTTAAAGACGACATCAATATCAGCAGGGCTAATTAAGCTCATATTATTATTAAGATTGAAGAATCTGTTATAAATCCTAAACCTATCAATCAAAGCATTCTCAAAGTAACGCTCTTTATCTTTAATATGTTGCTCGAACGCGAGGAGCTTATAAAGTAGTGCCACACCGGAAGAGTTTCCTGCGAAGTTTTGGTCGCTCATATCCGGAGTCATTGAGATTTTATGGATGTCAGAGAGAAGAGAAGACCTTAAAACATCAGCATCCGCCTCATTGATATTCTTAACGATGTACTCGACTTTAGCGTCAGCAGGAATGCCGGCAAGCGTTCTGGACTCTTTCAGAGCGATTCGTTGCTCCTTTGTTAGGTTCATGCCATAAAATGCAAGAATGGCGTCCACTAAACGCTCACGATCGATTACACGGTCTGATTGCAAGATATTATAAGCGTCGAGTAGGGAAATAACAGGCTCAAAATCACCCATGCGGTCTGAGCTATTCATATATTCGATTACTGGCACTTCACCATAGCCATGCATGAAATCTTCAATCTCTGGAGCTTGGAATAAATGACCGTCTTTAAGGCGTCGCTCCATGCAGAGTTCTGAGGTTAAGATAGTAACGTCAAACTCATTCTCAAGTTGTTTACCTTTATCGTCAAATACTGGTTCATAAATCACAGCAAAAAGCTTATTGTGCTGGACGCTGTTATCATAAGCTAGGATGATGTTGCTTGGATTGATACGAGTAGACCATGGCTCAGCTAGTTCATTTGTATAAACACGCTCAAAAGCATGACCATAGACTGAAACATCCGTTGCAAGTTCCACATCAAGATTAGAGATAGTCTGCCTCTTGTAGTTATCAATAATTAAGTCAATATTAAGCCCCTCAGAGGCTAAATATTGTACAGGATTACCTAAAAGATAGCCCACGTTAGTCTTTGTGATATACCTGGCGTTGTTAGCCACAACTTTAATCTCATGTGGTGCAGGTCTTGATGTTACGTTTACCGAAGAAAAATAGTCTTTCAGGGTATTGTAATATCTAACCTGGTCTTTACGTGTTAATGAGGTTAATAAATTATTAATGATTTCATCAGTTGGTTGTGTTCCTCTCGCGAGAATACATTGTTTAATTGTAGGCATTTCGTTCTCCTTTACCTTTCAAAAACCGAATTTCGGTTATATCTAGAGCCATAAAGCTCCGAATCGCTCAAAATTTGAACTTCCATTCCACTAGTAGTCTGCTCATAGATTGAAGCTAAAACATCTACAGCGTCATCATGAGCGTTCTTACCTTTACGCTGATAGCTCATCACCTGCTTATAAAATTCAGGGAAGCGAGTTCTCCAATTAGGTGGCATATAAACGTGATTCTGTACCCATGCTGATGAGGCTAGAATACGAGACTCCTTATTGTGGGTCTGAGGCACGGAATTAATTATTGTGCGATTAGAGCCATACTTATCGAGTAATAGTCTCTCTACATTCCTAGCAAACCCTCTACCACCGTTATTGGACTCGATCGAGCATTCTTGAACAGCACCAGTGTGTAATAATTCAGCAACCTTTGGCTCTGTAATCTCCATGGCTTCATCTGAAAAATAAAGGTCTAAAATATAAGCTTCTTTCTCATAAATTACATAGTTAATTGAACATAGGAAGTCCGTGCCAGTGTCTGCGGTATCCGTATAGTTAAGGATTTTGCCTTCTGGAGCTTTCTCCCATTCCTTAAACTCTTGATAGAGTCGACCTTTCACATCGATTGGAGTCTGATTATAGTTCGCTTCGAAGATATCGACATTCATCTCACGCTTGATGAGGTTCATGTCTTTTTTGCTCAAGATATCTTCACAGAGCATTTTTCCGTCTTTGTCTTGGACTTGATACTTAATAATTTCACATTCATCCGGGAACGCGTCCATAATGCGTCCAGCTAAGTCTCTCGAAGACCAACGGGTCATAATGATAATGCACTTTTTCTGACCCTCAAGGCGTGAGAGCATAGTGTTCACGAACCACTGATAAGTATTATCTAGGGCTGTTTCGTTATAGGCTTCTTCAGCCGATTTAATAAGGTCATCGCAAATTAAATAGTCACAACCAAAACCAGTGGCTGTGCCGTTCGGAGAGGTAGCTAAATATGAAATCTGACTTTGTCCGTCTATAGTCCACTTCTTAGCGCTTGCATCACCATACTTAACCTTAGTCTTAGGGAACATGTCGGGAAAAACGACACGTTCACCAATTTTTTCTGTTTGAATAGTGTTTCGGACATTCTTAGAGAAAACACTAGCAACATCCTCATTATATGAAGCTGTCATGACTCGACAAGTTGGGTCACGTCCGAGAAGCCACGCCGTGAGACATTGGTCTGTTAGGGATTTTCCGTGTCGTGGAGGCATATTAATAATAAGAAAACTAATGTAATTTTTGGGGATAAAACTGAGAATCTATATGGAAAAGACTTTATAACTGATACTTTAGGAGGAATAGAGTTTAAGATTTCTTTACGCTCATTCTATCAAGTTAATCCAATTCAAACAGAAGTACTATACAGTAAAGCACTAGAATTAGCGAAATTAAATCAAGATGACACTATAATAGATGCATACTGCGGGATAGGTACGATAAGTTTATTTGCAGCACAAAAAGTGAAAAAAGTTTATGGTATAGAAATAGTAGAAGCAGCAGTATTAGATGCCCGTGAAAATGCGAAAAATAATAA